GGCTTAAGCCGTACTTCTCATTGACATACAGCCCTGCCAGACGGACGGAGTTATACTTCCGAACATGGTCCCAAAACTCCTGACAAGCTGCCTCTGTCTCTGGGTCTTTCACCAGACGGCGAATGCCGTCAATATACTTGGTGGTATAGCCAAAGGGCTTATTCGGTCCCCCAAAAGCTGCCTCTTTGCGGCGGCGTTTTGCTTCGTTAACAAACTTGATGCGCTCGGAGGTGCGGTCCGACTCATTTTCCGCGACACTTAACATGATGTTCACCTTGAATCTGCCGTCTGCACTGGCTGTTGAATAGCTCTCAAGCGTTGCTTCCCATGTTACGCCATATTGGTCAAGGACTGCTTGGACGGTGTGGTATTCGCGCACGTTACGAAACCATCGGTCTAATTTAGTAAAAATTATTCTGTCCAGTTTCCCTGCTTTTACGTCCTCAAGCAGCTCAACCATCTTAGGGCGGCTCATTGCCGACTTCCTTGCACTGAAGCCTTCGTCCCGATAGATCCCGACTACTTTCATGTGGTGTGCCTCGGCATAGCTCCGCAGTTCCGCCTCCTGCGCCATCAAACTGTCCCCGTGAAGAGCCTGCTCCTCGGTGCTGACCCTGCAGTACAGAGCGACACGCAGTACCTTTTCTTGTTGCATAATTATTCCCCCTATGATATAATCCATGCGCTGATTATTCCCCCGTCCGAAAGGACAGAAGATTCAGCGCAGCCTGCCCGGTGCGTCCTCACTGGGCAGGTTTTTTTATTTTGTTACTTGAATGCGACTGTATTCGACACTCCCCTGTCCATAAAATGGGACTTACCACCCATTACCATTGAAACCACAGAAAAACTTATCCTACAATTTCTTCAAGGGGGAATGTTTATGACAGTCTACGATAAGTATGAAATGTTGACCGATGAAAACAAGGCGGTCATCAAACGTCAGATTGAGACCTTAAAAGAGTCTCAATCAGAGCAGCAATCACCTTCTGATTCTCAGGAGTGAGCTCATCATATCCCAAGCCCCGTAGTCCGCCGACTTGTTCGGCGGGCTTTTTTTGTTCTTCGTTGCCAAGCAGAAAATCAACAGTAACGCCGAAGTGCGTAGCAATCTTACTCAGCGTGGTTGTGTTAAGGCGATTTGTTTTTCCTGCCTTCAAGTCAGACAGACTCCCACGCGGTGCTCCAGATTGGCGGCACATTTCGGTGACATTTGACCCTCTTTCCTTACATAGAGATTCGATACGATTGTACAATTCGCTCATAAATTACACCGCCTTTTTGTGCATAGCGACAAACTTACGAGAAATCGTTAAATAGTCTTGACAATAACGAAAAGTCGTTATAATATGATGACGGCAATAACGAGAACTCGTAATTATGTTGTGTTTGGTCGCCTTCATAATATTACTATTTCTCGTAATTGTCAATATAAAACGCAGGAAAGGAGCGCAGAATTTTGGCAAAAACGAGCGATTTCGGCAAGGCGGTAAAGATACGCCTCATTGAAATGGAAAAAACGCAGACATGGCTCATCGAGCAGGTCAAGGAACGAACAGGCACATTCTTCGACAGCTCTTGGCTTCACCGAATCCTTACAGGAGACTCTGTGTCCGAAAAGGGCTACGAAGGTAAGCCGAGCAAAGTCGAGGTCATCTGCGAGATTCTCGACTTGGAGGTATGAGCAAGGAGACCATAGACCGCTTAATGCGGGAGCTGAGTGCAATCCTCAGCGAGAAACACGGAGCGGCAATCACATTGAAAGCCGTACCCAAGGAGGAAGCAAAATGAATTCATGGCTATTGATTGTGGCGGTATTACTCGTGGCTGCGGCATACATGGTTTTTGTGTGCAGGCTGGCATGGGGCTTCTGGTACTACGTCGTGGCAGCAAAAAAGCCCATAGGCAAGACAGTGCTGACAGGGATCGCTGCGCTTTACCTTTTTTGCGCCGCAGTGATAGCCCTTGCGGAGTACGGCATATGAGAGGCTTAAAATTCGCTCTCTGTGGGCTTTTCATTCTTGGATGGGTGTTTACCCTAACAGGAGCAAAAATGCGACCACAGGAAGAGATTCCCCACACGGAATTCATTTCCGCAGCCGAGGAAGAAGCGGAGTGGATATATTGGGCAGACATTCCCCTCACCTACGATGAGCAGGAGGCTTTGCATGAGGCTGCCGAGGAGTTCGGCGTACCTTATGAGCTGGCTGCAAGCGTTGTATGGCGGGAGACAATCTTCCGCAACGTATACGGCGATGGCGGCAGAGCTCATGGCTATATGCAGATTCATCCCCAATGGCACTATGACCGCATGGCTGAGCTGGGAGTTACGGACCTTTTCGACCCCGAGAGCAACTTCCGCGTAGGCTGCCATTACCTTTCCGAGCTTCTCAATAAGTACGGAGATTACCACAAAGCTCTGATGGCTTACAACATGGGTGAGCAAGGAGCGAGAAAAGCATGGGCGGCAGGTGTTACGGACACCGAGTACAGCCGCACGACAATCCAATTTATGACCGAAACATTTTTCAATGGCGTGAACAGCCATTAAGGAGGAACAAAAATGAAGAAAAGCGAGGTTTATAAGAAGGCTATTGAAGCGGTAGCTAAAAACTACTTTGGAGACACACTTATAGAGATGCTCCGACTACTAATGAACGACCTTGATTTCGCAAAATACTGCGAAGAAGAGGAGGAGAAGAAGAATGGCTAACCTTTATCAGATTCGCAGTGAGATAGAAAACTTCGCTGCCGAGGTTGACGAGGAGACTGGCGAATTCCTCAATGCGGATGCATGGGACGAGCTCAACATGGCTTATGAGGAGAAGCTGGAGAACACGGCTTGCTACATCAAGAATCTCGTGGCAGACATTGCTGCAATCAAGGCTGAGGAAGCCAATCTCAAGAGCCGCCGCCAGAGCATGGAGAAGAAGGTCGGACAGCTTGAGAAGCTGCTGGGTGACCACCTGGGCGGACAGAAATTTGAGAGCGCACGATGCGTAGTCAGCTTCCGCAAGAGCACAAGCGTGGACGTTGCGGACGAGAGCCTGCTCCCTGAGCATTTGCTCACCATCAAGACCACCAGCGCACCCAACAAGACCGCCATCACCAAGCTGCTCAAGGAAGGGCAGGAAGTTGCAGGCTGCTCCCTCGTGGAGAAGCTGAACATCAGCATTCGGTGAGCGCAATGAAGTATGAAGATTTGACAGGACGCAAATTCCATCGGCTTGAAGTAATTTCAAACGCAGGAACAAATAAACACGGTGCGCAAATGTGGAATTGCTTATGCGAATGCGGGAGCTTCACCTGCGTACCTTCGCAGAACCTAAAAAGCGGGAACACAAAAAGCTGTGGATGTTGGAAAAGGAATACTGTCAAAACAGCGAGCATTACGCACGGGCAAGCGCAAACAAGAATTTATCGGATATGGAACAACATGAAGCAGCGATGCCAAAATCCGAATATTCCGCAATACAAGCAATATGGTGCGCGCGGGATTCGCGTTTGCGAGGAATGGCAACAGTTTGAGCCTTTCTTCCAATGGGCGACAGCAAACGGATACACTGAGCATTTGTCGATAGATCGCATAAATAACGATGGCGACTACGCTCCTGACAATTGCCGTTGGGCAACATCCAAGGAACAGGCACACAACACACGCCGAAGTTTGCACGTCACAATAGGCGATGAAAGCAAAACCGTTGAGCAGTTAGCTGCAGAGTCGGGGCTTAACCCAAAGACGATTTATAAACGATATTCAAACGGCGAGAGAGGCTATGACCTCATACGCCCCATTAAGTAAAGGAGGACACCATGAACAATCTTGCAATATATGACAAGGCACGAGTCGTGCCCAATGAGGCGAAGAAGGACATCAAGGCGGGACGTCTTAAAGGCATGACCGATATCAATCCCATGTGGCGCATCAAGAAGCTTACTGAGCTCTTTGGTCCCTGCGGCGTGGGCTGGTGGTACGAAATCGTCGACAAGCATCTGGCTGCGGATGAGATTACCAAACAGGTAGCGGCTTTCGTGGATATCAAGCTCTACTACATCGACCCTGAGAGCGGCAAGGAATCCCACGGCATCCCAGGCACAGGCGGCGCATCCTTCGTAGCTCAGGAGCGCAACGGTCCCTACATGAGCGACGAGTGCTACAAGATGGCTCTCACCGATGCTATCAGCGTAGCGGCTAAAGCTCTGGGCATTGGTGCTGATGTGTATTGGGACAAGGATAGAAGCAAGTATAGCGAGAATCCCGAAGAGCCCAAGGCAGCTCCCAAGACCGAGCCTGCTCCTGTGTTCCAGTGCGAGTGCTGCGGTCAGGTGCTGAAGCCTTATAAAGATGCCAACGGCGTTGAGGTGAGCATCCGCAAACACGCACAGGGTAGCATCACCAAATTCAATGGTCATGTGTTCTGTCTGGAGTGCATCCAGAGCGGCAGGATAAGTGAGCGCGCATGCACAACAAGCTGCGGTTGTTTTGCCAGAGAGATGAGCTCCATTAGACGCCACGGAGAATCCCCGAACATAAAGCACGGCTTATCCATTGATAAAGAAACAGGTAAACGCACTCGTCTCTTCAACATATGGGTGTCCATGAGAGCCAGATGCAACAATCCAAAGTCACAGGCTTATAAGTATTACGGAGGAAGAGGCATTATGGTTTGCGAGGAATGGGACAAGAGTTTCGAGTCCTTTCATAATTGGGCAATTTCAAATGGCTACCGCGATGACCTTTCCATTGACCGCATAAATAATGACGGCAACTACGAGCCTGCAAATTGCAGGTGGGCTACAGCAAAGGAACAAGCAAACAATCGCCGTCGCGGAGGTGTTGCAAGATGAAAATCGAAGCGGCGACCCGCAATGGGCGTGACCTGATTCTCACGATAGAGCGGACGGCGGATGCCGCCAAGTTCGCATATCGCTTCAAACCTGGAGAATATGAAATCACCAAGTCCACAAAGAAACGCAGCCTCAATGCCAACAACTACGCATGGCAGCTCATCACCCAGATGGGCAACATCCTCCGCATGAGCAAGGAAGATGTTTACCTCGATATGCTCAAACAGTACGGACAAGGCGGAGCGATCTCTGTAGAGGAGCGTTTCGCGGACAACTTCAAGCGCACCTACAAATACCATGAAAGTCTGGGCAAGAGTGAGCTCAGAGGCAAGACCTTTGAACACTTCCGTTTTTGGGTAGGCTCAAGCGAGTACAACACCGAAGAGATGAGCATCCTCATCGACGGCATTGTGTCCGAGGCAAAGCAACTGGACATTGAGACTCTTACTCCAGAGGAATTGGAGCGGATGAAATATGAGTGGAGATAGAGAGTGCTTCATCTGCGGCAGCCATGTTTGGATTGAAGCCCACCACATATTCGGCGGTCCCAATAGAAAAAAATCAGACAAGCTGGGCTTGGTGGTAGACCTTTGCCATTATTGCCACAACGAGCCCCCAAACGGAGTACACCACAACAGAGAAGCCATGCTTGAGCTACGGCGGTACGGACAGCAAAAAGCTATGCGAGAGCAAGGCTGGACAAAAGAACAATTTATCAAAGAATTTGGGAGGAATTATTTATGAGCCTTAATAGAATCGACCTGCTTGGAAGACTCGGCGGAGATGTAGAGCTCCGCTACACCAATAGCCAGAAGCCTGTAGCCACCTTCAACATTGCCGTGGATAGGGACGGCAAGGACGCAGGCACTGACTGGATAACCATCGTGGCATGGAACGCAACGGCAAACTTTGCCCACGATTACTTCCACAAGGGAGACCCCATTGCAGTAAGCGGCAGACTCCAGATGCGTAGCTGGGAAGACAAGAACGGCAACAGACGTACCTCCGCAGAAGTTGTCGCAGACAGGATATACTTCGTGCCTAAAGGCGGCAGCAGCAGACCTGAGACCACCTACGGCGAGACAAGCTATCCTCCTGCCAACAACGGTGGCTACAGTCCTATGACAGACGCGGATGACGGAATTCTGCCATTCTGATAGGAGGGATGAGGAATGAGCATCTTGGACTACATTCCCACTGGTAAAGACAATGCCGTCACGAGGGCGCAGCTCTGCGCCCAGACGGGACTCGGAGACAGAGCCGTTAGAAAGCTCATAGAGATAGCGCGGGTGGAGGGAGCCGTAATTGTCAATCATCAGGACGGCAAGGGCTATTACATTAGCGATGACCCCAAGGACATCCGCCGTCAGATAGCAACCAACAACAGCAGAGCTATGAGCATACTGCGGCAGCAGAAGCTCCTGCGCCAGAGGCTTACCGAGATTGAGCGAGGCGCAACGCAGATAACAATTGAGGAGGCTGCACATGGCTAACGGAAAGAATGCTTTTTTGGAGAAGCAGCGAAAGATGGAGGATGCGATATTCTCCGCAGGTCTGCGCTGCGGCATTCAGTACAACAACGATTGCTACCACATCGTACTCAATGACTCCGATGTTATGGGCAAGGACACATTCGGAGCAAAGCGTCTGGAGAAGATTCATAGAGCTGTTGAGGCTATGAGCGACTACTTTGAGCCTGCGTTGAATACCAGGAATCCAGAGTGCGATGTCTTCCGTGACCGCATGGATAGACGGCTGCGGCGGATATGGAAGGACAGACTCTGTCCATTTGAAGAGAGACTCCATGAGCTTAAGAAATGCAGCTATGGACGGAAGGGATGATACCACATGAGCTACGAAGCAGCGCATGAGCAGCTTATGAAGAGACTGGAAGCAATTAGAGAGAGAAAAGGGATGAACAATAAAGCATTCTCCCTCTCCCTTGGCTTGAGTCCATACACCTACGATTACTATGTCAATCACGGCGGAATGCCAGGGCTTTACACTGCGATGATGATGGCAGAGAGGCTCGGAATGACCCTTGACCAAATGGTCGGCATTAAGGGAGGCAAAAAATGAAACTGGACTACAAATTGAATGACGCGGGAGTGAATGAGCTCCGCATCAACATCATCCGCGAGATGGCAAAGCAGCACCAGCGAATGCTGCGAAGACGGGCTATGCTCCAGAAGAGAAATAGATTTCTCGACGATGAGATAAAGGACGTGGAACGGTTTTTTCTCTCGTCCTGGGGACAGCTTCTGAGCGGAGACTGTGGCGAGTACATCATCGAGAAGGATCGCGAGGTAGTCCGTGAGGAAATGGAGAGGAGGAAGAAGATACTTGGCTGAGAAGCGAATGTTTACTCAAAAGATAATCGACAGCGATGCGTTTCTGGAGATGCCTCTGAGCACACAGGCTCTTTACTTCCATCTGAATATGAGAGCCGACGATGACGGCTTCGTCAATAGCCCCAAGCGCATACAGCGCACAGTGGGTGCAAGCGAGGATGACTTGAAGCTGCTCATAATGAAGCGGTTTGTTATCGGCTTTGAGAACGGCGTTATAGTCATCAAGCATTGGAGGATGCACAACACTCTACGCAAGGACAGATATAACCCTACGCAGTATCAAGAAGAGCTTGCTCAATTAGAGGTTAAAGGAAACAATGCCTACACGGAAAGAGGCTCTGGCAACCAACTGGCAACCAATTGGCAACCAGATGGCAACCATTTGGAACCACAGTATAGTGTAGTAGAGAGTAGTGTAGTAGAGATAAGAGAAGAAGAGTATATAGAGCCGCCTGCGGCAGCTCCCGCTCCCCCGAAAGACGTCAAGCACAAGTATGGCGAATATGGATGGGTGAAGCTCACCGATGCTCAATACGCGAAGCTCCTTCATGACCTTGGGCAAAGCGAATTAGATCGCTGCATCAAGTATGTGGATGAGAGCGCACAGGGTAACAGCAACAAGAACAAATGGAGCGACTGGAATCTCATCATTCGCAAGTGCCACAGAGAGCAGTGGGGTGTCCGCAAGGATACAAGACCTCAGAGCGGCGGCGTTTCATTCTGGGAAATGAGAGAAGGTGGAGGAAGATGACAAGAGAACAGATGCTTGACCTTCTCGTGGTTATGCAGGCGGCATATCCCAACTTCTACAAGGGAATGAACAAGAGCCAGGCGGATGCTGTAGTTGACCTCTGGTCGACAATGTTCGTCGACGATCCCTTTGAAGTTGTGGCATTGGCAGTGAAGAGCTTTATCGCCAACGACAAGAAGGGTTTCCTTCCTCACATCGGAGCTATCAAGGAGGCAATAATTAAGCTCCAACAGCCCGATGAGATGACGGAGATGGAAGCATGGGGGCTTATAAGAAAAGCTGTCAGCAACGGAATTTATGGCTCACAGAAGGAGTTCGAGGCTTTGCCTCCTGTGCTCCAGAGATTGGTAGGTAGTCCCAACCAGCTCAAGGAATGGGCAATCATGGACGAGGAAGTGGTGGCAAGTGTTGTTGCATCCAACTTCCAGAGAAGTTATAAGGCAAGAGCTGCACACGAGCGAGAGCTCCTTGCGCTGCCTGCGGATGTGCGGC